GCCTCCAGCTCAAATGAGCAAAATGTCGTGGGTGCTACACCCAGGACACTTCTGGCCAGAAACTGGCCAGAACCCTTATCTTCCTGTAGCGGTATGACCGCCTGTCTAGAGTTGAATCCCAAAGAGAGCGAACTCTCTTAGGTCCAGTTGAGGCACAAATTGCAGCTGGGAAGCTGCAGACCGTTGCCCCATCTAACGAATCAACTCCCCCTCGATACTGTCGGGAGACAGTTTCGAACCACCATCCTTGTACCCAAAACTTCGCGCGACTAGGTCGCGCTTCGTCCAAGGTAACATGGTAGTGGCCATCGCCGAACCCACTAGGGCCAAGCAAGTGAGGGTAACGTCTTCTCCATGACTTTAGCATAGAACCCCAAGGGTTCCACGTTGGGTAGTTAAACCAACGCTTGCATTGCTGCAAAACCTGGTTATGGAGCTTAACGACATCCTCGAGCGTTTTTGGTAACGCTCTCAGATAGACAGGCGTACAGGAAAAGCCAAGATAAGCGTTCTCCCCACACGATTCCCGGAAAGGTCCGGAAGTGTAGGATTTTGAGGTATTAACCTCAAAGCCACAGAAGTTCAACATCTGCACAGCAGCGTCGAAATTTTCTGAAGGCAGAACGATATCGTCACCATACACACTGACGTTTTCACTCACAGATGAGCAAATGGCATAAAAGAGTAACGATTCTAACTCGAAAGTAAAACCGTTACCCATGGATGAGAACTTTTGGTTCTTTCTCCAATGCCCGTCAGGCCAAAGTGTGTTCTTAGAGCGTAGATCTTCCATCAGACATACCCAATCAATGGGTAGGAGCTGACGGACTACCTCTAAGGCGACCGTGTCGCTGGCAGACTTTAGGTCTACCGTTGACAAATGCCCGGTTTTTGAGCCGAGCATCGCACGGCGCTGGTTGATCGACTGATCATCCAAATCAATGCCGAATTTCTTCAGCCTCGATCGGATATAGCGTCCAAGTTTTAATTGGAGCCAAATGTTCATATGCGGTTCATAGCATATGACACGATCGGTCTTGGCGTTCTTAGGGACGGTAAGCATTACGTTCCCCTCAGCGATGGTGAAAGCCTCTTTCAAGACTGACACCGGAGCCTCTGCCTTAAGTGCAGCTGCTCCCCACCAAGGTGAGTCTCTCACTTCGCGTCGCGCGAATCTGAGAGCACTTGCCGTAACGTCAAGTCGACTACCGTATTTTGTGTACGGAGAGAGCTTCGGACCACTAGAGGAAGTAGTCCGTCCCTTTGACCATCCGACGTCCCTAATCCCGGGAGGGATAAGGTAATCGTTACCATCGTGGATCATGTCGTGAGACATTAACCAGTCAGGAATGTCACCCAGAATGGCACTTATCGTTCCGATAACCCGCGGGATGCGGGAAACATCGGGGGACCTCACGGTCCCAGATAGTAAGCCTCTCCAAGTTTCATTGGTCGAGAGACAACGAAGCTCAGCCTTGACGGCTGCCTCGATTGCGACCGCCGGTTTATCAATCCCGGTTCCGAGGTCACTACATTTCGATAGGAATTTCGTTGCAGCATAAGCTGCTCGGAAACCCCCGATCGTAGCGTAGTGATTCGGGTCGCAATCAAGGTTCACAAGCTGAACCAACGCTTCAGAGTCACCGTGATCAAATAAGATCCAGCAACTCAATGCTCGCGGACAATCCAGAGCGGAGAGATAATCACGGATTAGGTCGCGTGACTCCTTCCTTGACAAGGAAGTATCTCTATCCCTATGAGACATAGGAAATCTCCTTCAAGGAGTTGAAGACCGAGAATGCAACCGAGAAGGAATATCGTGATGACCACTCTAGACCAGAAGGGACCTAAATAAGGAACCAATAGGCTTAGAATGAGCAGCAAAATACTCCTAGACCTTCCTCTCGGAGAGGTCGACCGCTTGCCCACATGTCACCATGCGGGGTCGCGGGTCTCGATTGCCGACTCGAACATCGCGGTCGCCGAGAAGTTCTCGATCAACGCGCGAATGTGCGACAGCTCCAAGTCGGTTGCCGCAGTGGGAAGGTGAAATTCCACAATTCCCAACAGAGTGTAGGCCACACCGGCGGGGGGAACAATCCCCGCGTCACTGGTGCCAACAGTCTGGAGAACCGGGTATTTGACCACCCACTTGAACTTCTCCACGCCATTCGCGTTGGGAGCCGAATGGTACTCTTCGATCGTCGGTTGACCAAGGTAGAGCCCAGCGTTCTCACGCCAGGTTGCCTTAGTCGTCTTCGGATCGATGGCAATCACGCCCTTCGGCGCGAAAGTTCGGGCTACGGGAGTGCCCGCACCGTCGTTGATGACGATGTTTGCTTGGTCGCTCATTAAGCGATCCTTTCGGTTGGTTATGCAGGAGACCTGCGAACTAACACCCCACTAGAAACTAGTGGGTCAAATCGTATTCGATAACCGGGAGGTTATCGAAATGCCTGCCTCGCAAGAGCGAGACCGGAGAGAACTCGAGCGGCTCCAAGGTTGGGGTCAAACCAGATAGACTCAAGACCGAGATGAGGGACCGACAGGAAAGGAGACCTCTCCACGATAAGATATCGTGAAGAGAATTCACCAGATCCGGTCGCTCCATCACGACGGAATTGAGACCATCTAGTAAAAACCTCTCGCTTGTAACCGAGAGTCCCCCCTACATGTTTAAATCTGTAGGGGGTATCGAGTTGCTCTAGGTAGCGTCCGATCGGGAGGAACCAATCAACCACAAAGGATAGTGGAGTTAGCTCCCACGCTACTGAAAGTGGGTTTAACAACCCCAGCGAAGCTGGGATTGATAACCCGTTTGGCTCGAACAGCCACACCCCCCGGTAAGATTCATTTTGAGATTCCTCTTTAAGGGCAAAGCCCGCAGGAGAAACTTCAATCTGAGTGTCGTTCCGGGTGAAGAGTCTGCTTCGTGTCGTTGACGTCACACGACCTAAGGTCGATGCTGGTTCAGCGAGCGATTCGGCCAAAGTTTCGGCTGCATTCTTCGCGTCATTAAGGAGAGGCTTCCATCCATACTGTAACTCTAACCAAAAGTTAGAGGCAGCACGTATAGCATCCACTCCGTTATCACGGTTGAAGCGTGCAGTCGCGGCACGGGGTGGGTTACTGAGCCCTAAGGCCCGGTAAGCACCAGGTAAGTTCCCCGCCCGAAGAGCCCGATAAGACTGAGCAAGCCTCCGTGCAGTACCAAGCACGAGCCTGCCAGTTTCTCTGGCCTCGCCGAAAAAGATCGGCAATGAGAACTCCGCCCCCCGCGCACGACTCTGTAGCTGCGCAATGCAGCCATAGGATGTCATGCGATGAACGCCGACGGATATTCCTGGATTCGAAAGGAAAGGAGCTTTCTGGTACTGAACTTCTTGCACTCGAATATCCCACGTTGACCCACTACATGGGTTCGTGGTAATTCTAGTGTAGTTGATCAGCCCAGTGTCGCCTCTCCATTCCTCCAGAGAAAATCCACGGTCGGGAAGACGGGCCTTACTTCTCACGAGATTGCGATAGTTTGGCGTGTGTGTCCATTGTTTCTTATAGTAAGCGGAAGTACCGCTAACCGTTTGAGACCCTGGAAACACCTGCTCGAACGTATTGCAATATATCCGACGTTCTGAGTTCGTTAGCGTCACAGATGACGCTTGCGATCTTTCGATTGTCGGCATACTCGTTCCTTTGTTATCAGATACGGAAGTACCTGAAGAGCCGAGATGGACTTCAGCGCGTTCAACGCTAAAGCGAGACCCCCTACGGGGGG